ATATTTTATTTGGTACACAGTCTATTTTTTCAGAAGGAATCTCTCTAAATGAGTTAAGTTGTTTAGTGCTTGGTACACCCGTAAATAATGAGCCATTGCTAACACAGCTTATTGGTAGAATAATACGAGATAAGAAAGGCAAAAAACAACCAGTTGTTATTGACATACATCTCAAAGGAAAAACAGCAGCTCGTCAAGCAAATGCTAGACTAGGCTACTACATGAAACAAGACTACGAGGTAGATATATTATGACGGAAAATCAAGGAAAACGAGAAATACAACTTAACATAGAGAAAATGCGAAATATTAAATTATTTATAGCAACTCCTATGTATGGTGGTATGTGTACTGGTTTGTATACTAAATCTTTAATGGATATGACAGCAATATTTATGAACCATGGTATACAATCCCAGATTTATTATTTATTTAATGAATCTCTTATTACTAGAGCAAGAAACTATTGTGCAGCACACTTTCTTAAGTTAGATGCTACACATTTAATGTTTATTGATAGTGATATTTGTTGGAAAGCAATGGATGTAATGTATATGTTACATTTAATTGCTGAAGCAAAAGATACAGAGGAACCTTTAAGGATTTTTACAGGTCTGTATCCAAAGAAAACTATTGCTTGGGAAAAAGTCTTACACGCCGCTAAAAGTGGTAAGTACGATGATAACCCAAATGCATTACAAATGATAGCAGGTGATATGGTATTTAACCCAGATCACGAGGCTTACCCTGATGGACAAGCTCCTATATTTGAACCTGTTAAAGTAAGAGAAGCTGGTACAGGTTTTATGATAATAGAAAGAAGTGTATTTGAGGAGTATGAAAAAACATATCCTGAATATAAATATACTCCTGACCATTTAAGAGAAGGAGACTGGAAACCAGGAGAACAAATAATGGCATATTTTGATTGTATAATAAATGAACAAAATCGTTACTTAAGTGAGGATTATATGTTCTGCGAAAATGTGAGAAAAATGGGTACAAGTATTTGGTCTTTACCTATGGTAGAGTTATTACACACTGGTACTTATACTTTTCAAGGCAATCTGATTCAGATGGCTCAGGCTGATGTTCATGCAACTATCGATCCTGGCTACGCTAAAAAACTGCAAGATGAGAAATTGAAAGAGCAACCCAAAAATAGTTCTTGACAACAACTCAGGAAAGTGTTATAATATATGTTACTATTTGACTGGAATAGGATTGTAAGAGTAAGCAAAGGAAATGTTAATGATATCATTACAATTCTTAGAATTATTACTTACAAGCTAAAACCTAAAAATTATTATGATAAAACTTTTAAGTTTTATAAATATCGTTTTGGTGGCAGGTCTTATCTTCTTAACCCGAAAGATTTACTTGAACACGGACGAGCATATAGTGATAAAGAAGTTGCGGAATATGCAGGTGTCGCATCTTTCCGTAATTATCATGACTATGTAAAAACAAAAGACACCTCATTGGATTATCTGGTATGTCCAATATCAGATGAGATATTAACTAATAACAGACTGCTTGAATTAAAAGATGGACGGGTACACTTTTTATTTGAGGAGACATGGAGAAAATAAAATGGCAATTGGATTTAACCAAACTAAAGGATCGGCTCAAAAAGAGAAGATTGAAACTTATAACTACGCAGGTAAAGAAGACCATCATGTAAGACTTGTTGGTGATTTATTACCTCGATATGTCTATTGGATTAAAGGCGAAAATGGGAAGAATATTCCTATGGAGTGTTTATCTTTTGATAGAAACTCAGAAACCTTTAATAACAAAGAACATGACCATGTTCGTGACTTTTATCCTGATTTAAAATGTGGATGGTCTTATGCCGTTCAGTGTATAGATTACGCCGATAAAACAGTAAAAGTTCTTAATCTAAAAAGAAAGTTATTCGACCAAGTTATAGTAGCTATGGAAGAGTTGGGAGACCCAACAGACCCAGTCACAGGATATGATATCCATTTCAAAAGAAAGAAGACTGGCCCACAGGTATTTAATGTCGAGTATCAATTACAAGTTCTTAAGTGTAAACCAAGAGAACTTGAAGATTGGGAAAAAGACTTAGTTGCAAATCTAAAGTCTATGGATGACATTTTACCAAGACCAACTGCTGATGCACAGTTAGAACTTCTAAGAAGAATCAACAATGAAGAAGGTTCTGTTTCTGAGGAAATCTCAGAGGAGTTTGATGTATCATGATTGGGGTAGGTGAGAAGTTTCCTGCATTTACTTTGCAGGGTGTTAATGAAAACAATGAGTTCGTACAAGTTTCCGTTAGTGAAAACTACGAACCATTAAAGCACGACTACACAGTAGTATACTTCTACCCTAAAGATTTTACCTTTATCTGTCCAACAGAAATTGCTGGAATGGATTTATTGGTAGGAGAAGCTAATGTAATTGGCATTAGTGGAGATAATGAGTTCTGTAA